ACCCTAAAAGACCTTTACCTTGCTTTTTACCATCTTCCGATAATTGTTTAGATACATCTTTAGCAGTTTCTGTTGTTGCAGCAACAGCTGTCTTACCCTTCTCATCTGGTTCAAACTTCTTTTTTAATCTATAAAATGACTCGACAATAATATCCATCTTATTTCTGAGTCTGGATTTTTCTGCTGTTTGAAGAGTTGGAGATACTTTTTGTTGCTTTTTATTGACTCCTGGTAAACTAGAGTTTGTAATATTTTGACCAATTTTTTGAAGCATGCTAGAAGATTCATCTTCATCCCCTCCCATTTGACCGAGAAGGGCTTCTGCTTCAGTTGCTGTTAAGATGTCACCAGGTACTGCCACCTAAATATTTATTCGTCTACTGAAGTATCGAAAAATTCAGCATCGATATTAACCTCAACATCATCAACAGTTAGGATATCACTGTTGTACTTATTAACCTTTTCAATAAAGTCAGAGATTTTAGAATACATACTTAAAGGAAGCTTTTCTACAATTTTTACACGCTCATGAATCCTAATGTCGTCCATTTCAAGTACACTATCTTCTATTTGTAGACTATCAACATACTTAATAATCTCATATATATACAGTTTACCCACGCCATCTTTTGCTAACTCCTGATCTTGATCAATTTCTTGATCACATTTACTCAGTAAAATACTCTCTTGCCTTAAAGTTGGGACCCTTAGTACTAACTGAACGCCATCCTTTTTAACTGTAGTAGTGTCCTTAATATCAAATGAAATATTTTTAATATTATCAATAACCTTTTGTAGCTCTATAGAACCAGCTTTATTCCCTAAAGCATGCTTTCTTAACGATACTATGAAAGGTAGTTTATCATATACTTTAAGATCTGTTAACCCAGTATTATCTGTAATAATTTTATTAAGAGTTTTACTAAAATCTAAAGTACCTCTTATACCATCTAAGATAGAAGAAATTAAATCTTTTTGCTGCTTTAAATTTAAAGGCTTTGTTGGTACTTTCTTGTTTAAGGACGGTACAAACACGTCAATGGTTTTGTCATTGAGTTTATCTAACTTTGTTAGAAAGGAAGAAACATTTTTACTCATACACTTATTTAGCTAGCCTCTTGCTTTTGCAAGCTCGCGCTTTGTTTCTCAAGTTCATCAGAGTACATTTTGTAATAGTCTTCTATTTCTAAATAAGTACAATTGGTTAAAAAGGTAATATCTGGTATTCGTTTACATAATATAAAAAGCATTTCTCTATAATTTTGATCATCGATACAATCAAATAGTCTAGCAATAAAAGCCGGCAGCGTTTTATCTAACATGTTGAGCTTAATTTCGTCTATTTCTAAGTTTTTACGCCCTTCGAATACACTTACATTAAAATGAGATTTATTTTTCCCAACAAAATACTCAAGATGTTCAAAAACAGACTCTGGTAATTTACTAATAACTTCATTATATTCATCGTCCGTTAAAGTAGGTACAAATATTTTATCGCCGTCAAGTTCTATACTCTCAATGAGGGAAAATACGAAATCAGTACTACCTAAGTTAAATCTAGATGGGTAATTTAAAACGCATCTCATCTCACCTATATCTACAGTCTCTTTTATATCGTCAAAAGTACCTACGTTTTTTCTTAGAAGATTTAAGTCAATATTTACATTACCCTTGGATGATCCAACAGCAATACTTTCACCAATACATTTTTCTCGTAGAATAAAAAAGGTAAGTAGTTTTTCTGCTACGTTTAGCCCTTTTGTTAAGATAAATGATTCTAAAAACTCGATAACTCCGACTGTAGTTGAATCTCTATACAAAGATATTTTTCTTAGATCTTTATATAGAATCTCTTTTACAAAAACTTCCTTCTTATTAGGAAGAATAAAGGATACATCCATGCTATTAATTATAACTGTATATAATTTTTGAAAGCAAATGTTACTGATTTTTGCTTAAAATCATCATCATTGTAATTTAATTGATATCCCTCGACATTAGTTGGAAACACATCAATAAACCTATAACCCTTTCTTCTCTGACCGCGGTTATTATATTGCCAAAGCTCTACGGCTCCGCATAATAAGTCTCTTTCTATAAGACCATGGGTAGCAATTGCTATCATCCAAGGTCTAAAGAAAATATGCTCTAAATCTTCCTCCGTGTCAAAAAAATTAATTGCGAGATTTCTTTCTAAGAAATTCATTCTTCGTTCAGCACCGAATGCAGGGAGATAATTACCTCTGTTAATCTCACCACCCGGGGCTAAGAACTGTGTATTTTCCTGTGGTACTGTTACTTCCCGAGCTGCTAATATACTGCCATTCTTTGTAAACTCCCTTGGCTCGTTCTTGACACGCCATCCTTCATCAGCGTCATTTAATGCGCGTTGTATTGCAGATGGAAGACCTATAGGACCGTCTGATGCACTTTCAGGTACCCCAGGCTGCCCGGGCGCTAATGCTTGAGATCCTTCATAGTAAAAGGATACTTTCCATAACGTAGGTAACGAGAGAAAGTACTTTCTTTCTCGACTATAACCATCTAGAAAATCATAGGCTTCACGCATTAATAATATTTAATCAGTAACCTATGCTAAAGACGTATTAGGTAAAGTCTCTATAGAAGTGGTAAGCAAATGTAACGGGGAAGTTAAGAACTTCTCCAGTACCACCAGCAATATCATATTCAATATCACCTATATTTCGGATAGAAGCCCCAACAAGTTGAATGTTTCTAACATCATTTAGTTGCTTGTCAACTTGTACTAAATTAATAATTGACTCTTCTCCAGGCATACCATATTGACCTAATGATGTTTCATTATTAAAAACATCTCGTGAAGCTCTTTCAAGCTTTGTCCTTATTTCACAATTCTCATCATGATAGAAGTTAACAGTATAACCTTCAGCATTAGCGTACGTCGCACGCCCCGGGACTTGAAAATCTTGACCGAAGTAATTAACAGTCTTATTTTCTATTGTCCTTCCGGGTAGTGAAGCTGTCCTAGCATATACTAAATCCGACTCACCGTCTAGAAAAGTACCACCTACTAATTGTATTTGTTTTACTCGAAATAAGAAATCACGAGAAAATTGCTTTCGGGCTGCCCTTGAAAAGAAGTCTTGAATAGTTGTTGCCATATTATTATTTATTAAATGTTTCTATTAACCGCCGATTATCTCTTCGAAATTAGCATCTGTTCTAGTTGCAAAGAAGTTAACTAAGATATACTCTGCCGTTCTAGTAGGCTTAATGTATATATCTACAACTAACTCATTAGCATCAATTACTGATGGTGTATTATTTCTTTCATCACAAACAATCAGGTAATCGAACACCCCTTGATTGTTCTTAGCTCTCTCAAAAATAGGCGTCAGAGCGTTTACAAGTCTTGTTCTAGTAAACTCTGTATTATTCTCAAATACAAAGAACCTTGTAAGCTTTCTCGTTGGTCTTTCTAGATTTAAGAAGAGCCTTCTTACATTAATTCTATCGAATGCACTAGGCTTCTTATTTAAAGTCTTCTGTCCGAATATTACTAATCCCTGCCCTGGGAATTGTGCTACAGGGTTAAGATTAGCCTTATATAATTCGTCTCTCTGCTTCTGATTAGGATTAACTGCTATATCATTAGCATTTGTTACAAGACCTCTTGTGAATCCAGCTGGCGCAAACCATGGGAAGGCTACAGCATCTGTTCTAGCCATCGAGCTAGCTGCAAATGGTGAGAACGGCACGTAAACGTTTTGTCCAGAATATTCATCATTCACTAATGCCCAGTTAGCATAAACTGCTGCATAAGATGTGTTCTGAGTTTCGAACTGATGTCTCGTTGCCCAGTAAATTCCAGTTTGGAAGTTACGATTCTTATCATCGAGGTATTTAACCTTTCCATTGCCTTCAATAAAGATCTGTCTAATTGGATCAGCAACAAAAATACAATCGCCCCTTCCACCTCCTAAGTATGGCGGTGAGCAGAATGATTCAAACTTATTGAATACGGCGTTATAATCATTTCTTAATTTAATTGATGTTGCTTCAGTAAGTTCTTGTGAG